TTTAGTTATATTTTCAGTATAATTCATTATTAAAAATTTAATTCGTGTCGGTAATGTATCTTTTATTTCATTTAATTGATCAATTACCGCTGGTAAATTATCATAATTTTCAATAATTTGCAGCATTTGTAACAAATATTCAATTAACTCACAATTTTTAATGTTTTCTTTTATTTTATCAAAAATATCTTTACATATTTTATTTATAATTTCAATAGAAATAATATTATTATTATATAATTTTGCAATAAATAATATGTTTCCAATAAATGTTTGATTTTTTATTTTATAATACGTTACTTCATCATTTGTTTTATTAAAATTCTCTAATATTATTAAAAATGTATCTAACATTTCACAATATTTTTTTTGTGCAATACTAACTGCTACAACTCGAGGACAAATATATTCAGATACCTTATCTCCAATCTTATAATACCATTTACCTTGTTCAATTAATTTACATAATATTTTAATATATAAATTTAATACTGTATGAGAATTGAACGATTCACATGCTTTTTCATGAAGAATTTCTACAATCTTCCTCATATTATTTACATCTTTAATATTTATATTTATAATTTTAGATTCAATCTCATTATATAATGTAGGATCTAATGAATTTAATAATAATAATACTGAATTAACAATATTATTATGTATAGTCCTCCATTTTTGAGAATTAATTTGATTATAATTAATCTTCTTTCTATTATCCTGGTATTGTGTAGATTCTAAAAATAATTCATTTATCCAATCAAAATGTTTCGATAGTTTCTCAGATATAATTTCATCTTTATTTGGACGTAATGATAATGCATATTCAGATGAATATCTAATAAATTTCGACATTTTTATTACTAATTATCTTATTATTGTTTTAAGTAATAAAATATCAATTTTATTATTCTTCTTCAATTTGAGATCTATGAAACCAACAATAATATTTCATATCTTTATCTACATATGCTGCTATTTTTTTACAAAATGTACAATCAGTTGATTTGTTATCTATTGATTTTCTAGATATATCCAAATGAATTGATTTATTTACATTTTCTGATATATTATTTAAATTTACAATTGACTTAAATAATAAAGGTTCTTGATCTGTTTCTAATATCACTTCTTGATTATTTTTTAAGATAGTTTTTAATTTTTGTATTGAATAAGATATTTGTGTTTGTTGAAATATTATCATCTGAATTAAATAGCTGTTGAACTGCTCTTGTATTTTTATATTGTTTTTTATCAACATATTTCTTGGATAAAATTCTGTCATAATTATTTATATTATTGTTAGTATTTACTTTGCTGGTACTTTTACTGTCACTGTAGTGATAAGAATATTTTTTTTCAATTTGGTCTCCAATTAACATTATTATACCTATATTATTTACATATTAAAAATTGAATAAAGAAATAAATATATCAATTTTTATTAAACTAATATAAAATGGAATTATTGATATCTAAGTTAATTAATTTTAGGCTCACAAATAGTCACCCATCTGAACCTTATACCCATGCATCAGCCGTGATCAATACTCGAAAAAAATCGTATCCACAATGAAATTACTATGGGATATAACTGTTACCGTGGGCAAACATCTGCTAATAATGGGGCAACCATTCACGCAGAGCATTTTGCAATTAATAAATTAAAGGCAAGACCTAAAAATAAAAAATTGTATAAAATTAGTATTGTAGTTATTAAAGTAAGTCCATCTGGATTAATTGGTATGTCAAAACCATGTAAACATTGTGTTGAAAATTTACAAAGATTAGCAAATCAAAAAGGATATTATATTGAATATGTATATTTTTCGAATAGTTCTAGAGAAATAGAAAAATGGTCATATAGTGAATTAGAGAATGATCCAAATAAACATGTAACAGAATTTTATAAAAATGATTCAGATAAATTTAAAAAATATAGATAATATATGAATAATATAGAACAATGGGTTCAAAATAAAATTGCTAAATTAAATATACAGATAGAACCATATGAAAATATAATAGTAAATGAAAAATTAATATATGATATTAGTGATGATGATCATGCTGCACTTTCTGAACTGAATGTTGAAGACTGGGATGTATTACAAACAAGTGGGAATGCAAATGATTGCATGATTCATTCTATTCTTACAGGATGTAGTTCAACATTCAGAAAATTAAATAACAACAATAAAAATACAATTGCCAGTATATTTAGAAGAGAAGAACTTGTAAAAATACCAAGAATAAATATTGATTTATTATTAGGTGCAAATTTTTTAACAGATATTGAATTAGTACAAATTGGTAATTATTACCAATTTAATATATTAGTATTTACACCAAACCGAAGTAATATTCATGGTATAACAATAATATATGAAACTGAATATTTATTAATTCATTATAATGGTTTAATCATTATTCTGCAATACGTACTAATACCAATAGATATACTTTATTAAAAGATAGTGCTGATATATTAACTGGAATATTACCAGAAAAAGAAGCATCAGCTGCTGATATTGAAAGAGAAGAATTAATATTAAAACAATTAAAAAATCCTCCACCTAAAATAAAAATACCAGATACTTTAGGAAAATCAGTTAGTCCTAGTACATTAGATGCTATTAAACGTGCTGAATTATTACAATCTTCAACACCTACATTACATGAACTATCACAATCAGTTAGTCCTGCTACATTAGATGCTATTACACGTGCTGAATTATTACAAACTTCAACACCTACTGCACTAGAACAAGCATCACCTATTAGTCCTACTACTGCAGCTTTAATTGAAGCTACTAAATAAAATACGCAAGTAATGTCATTACTTGTATAATAGGTTGACCACCGTATTGAATATTACCATCAACATTAGATAATTGTTTTAATAATTTAATATTATTTGTTTGAAGAGCATATTCATAAATTTCTATTAGTAAATATTCTACTTGAATATTTTCTTTTAATAACTTTGATAATATAATATCTGGACTCTTATAATTTTCTAATAATACAGGTAAGAATTTATTATTTGGTATTGTAGTATATTGTAATTGTGTTATCATTTTACGTAAATCACCACTTGTTATTTCATATATTTTTTTTATTTGTTCTGGTGTTACAATTAATTTTTCTTTTTTAATAATTTTTTGTAAAATTATGTCTGCAGAATTTAATGAAATTTGTTTAAACTGAAATGCTCGAAATCGTGATATAATTGGATTAATTAATTTATTTAAATAATTACATGTGATTATAAATCGTGTTGAATGACTATAATCATCTATAATTCTTCGCAATGCATACTGTGAATCATTTGTTAACGCATCTGCTTCATCCAATATAATTAATTTAAATGGAAATACTGAATTATCGCATAGTAATTTTGCAAATGTTTTAATTTTTTCTCTAACCATTCTAATACCCCTTTCATCAGATGCATTTAATTCAAGGGTGTACTCATGGTATTTATCTCCATATAAATGCTTAGCTAAACTCAATGCAATTGTTGTTTTTCCTACACCTGGTGGACCATAAAAGAGTAGATTTAGCATTTCTTTCTTTTCTAGAATACCTTTAATTGCCATAATAACATCTGTTTGTTCTACTATATTATCTAAATTTATGGGTCTATATTTCTCAACATATGGTAATTTATTTGTAATAGACTTACTTGATAATTTATTCATAATAATTGAAATTATAATTCTATATTTATATGCTTTATAGATAAATAAATTCAATATTTAAATGGAGATTAAAGAACTTAATCTTGTTTCATCTTTACAATGGAATTCAATCAATGAAGATTGTCTAATATGTAATAATCCTATTGGTAATAATTGTATTAAATGTAATCAAAATCCACTCAATACTAGTAATAAAATTACTACATGTTTATCTGTCATCAATAATAATACTAATTGTAAACATAGTTTTCATATTCATTGTCTAACTCAATACCATAAAAATAATCAATTAAAATGTCCCGTATGTATTGATAAATGGATTAATTAATATATAAATAATTATTAATATATTAATTATTATTTTATAGTTAGGTAATTAAATAATTATAATGGTAAAAAATACTACTGGCGGTAATAAACATAAAAAACAAAAAAATAGTATTCAAAAAATAGCACGACCATTAACCATAGTCGAAGATCCAAATGAAGGATATGGCCAAGTCACTACATTTTTAGGTGGTAATATGATAATGGTTCGTAAATTAGGTACAACTACAGAATTTAGATGTCGATTAAAAAAATCATTACCTAAAATCAAAAAAAAAGATATTATTTTATATGCAATGCGTGAATTTGAAATAAAGGATATAGGTGATGTTTTATTAGTATATACAATAGAAGAAGTAAGTACATTAAAAAGAAATAAATATATAGTAGAAGATATTGAAATAGATGAATTATTTGAATATGAAAAAGATGATGAAGATGATGAAGATGATGAAGAAAATAATAAAAATTTAAATAATATAGACAATATAAATGAAGATGATATAAATAATATTTAAGTTAAAAAATTTTTAAAAAAATAATAATAATAATTATGAAAAGATTATTATTATTATGTTTATTAATTGGAATAGGAATATATTTGTATTTAATGTTATATAAAAATGACCATTATGATTCAAATGAAATACGCAGACCTAGAGTAAGAAAATCAGATGTTCATAAACAAAATGAATTAAATCAATTAAAAAGTATATTAAAACAACATTCAAATGATTTTATTAACGATGATTTTATTGAACAATCTGTTGCAGTTCCAGATAATATAGTACAAACTGAACCACCCTCAAATAAACATGTACATTTTTCAGAACAAAACGAAGAATTTGTATTTTCAGGAGAATCTAGTGTAGATCCCAATCAATTAAACAGTGATATATTCATGGAATCATCATTTAATACTGATAAAAATATTAATTTAACATTATCGGAAAATGAATATTTTTCTAAAAATTTATAATCTTTCTTATATAACAGGTGCTCCACACGCTATACATATATATCCACGACCACCTGGATCAGTAAATTTAGTATATGTATTTGATGGCAAATTAACTGGTGTATTTATTTTACTTGTTAAAAATACTACTGTATTATTATTACATATAGTTTTAAAATTGTCATTTGTAGGTAATGTTGGCAATGGTGCCAAACAATCAAATTTACCATTTAATACATTACCATTATTATCATAAGTAGTTGTATTTGGTACATACGTAAATCCTGATGGACATTTAGAATTACTATTCATTGACGAATAAATAATATATACAACAACTACAACTACAAGTATAACTACCCCGTATAATATATATGTATTTCCAAACATAAAATATATATAATATATATATATTTTATTTATTACATAAATTGTTTTATTCCTACATAACACACATTTCTGAAATATTATTTTTATTAACATATACACCTGATAATTTACCTTCTGAATCAACTATTCTAAAATGAACATGTTTTGGATTATTATCATCATTTATTTGATTACAATCAATATTAATCAAAGAACTATTATTTAATATATTTGTTACTCCACTATTACCAAAATTACCTTTACTATTATTTATATCGTTATTTAATGGTACTGTCCAATACATTATTTTATTATTATCTTTAATAATACTATTATCTACATTTGTAAAATTATCTTGTTCATTAAAATTCATTAATAAATTTAT